CACCTTATGAACCAAAATCTTGAATACTATCGATCCAGAATTGAGATCATGAAAGCTCAACTGTTTACTCAACTTGATATTCTCAACATTGAGTCACAGCGCAAGCTGTTGCTAGAAATAGCAGCAATGAGCTGTTGCATAAGTTCATCTTGTATTTACCAGCCATGTGATCACCATCAGTGTGATTTCATCATGAGTGGGAATCATGTTAAAGTTTGCTTTGATATCAAGACTGTTCATGATTCATTGATGCCAATGGTCATAACAATGGATAATTGCCCAGTTGAGCTTGAGGAGCACTATAGAAATTACTTCAAATATGTTGTCAACTATGATCCAAATCTAATCATATCAGACAAACCAGTGGAGCATTACACCACCAGAGAATTGAATGTGTATGAACCAGTTGATAAGGAAATGTTAGACATAAGGTTGCTAAACCACAATGTTGTTTGGAATAAACCATCTGATGTTGGGAGCTATATCAAGCCAGTTGGCAAAAATATTGTTTTTGTGCCAGAACGGAAATTGTACCCTGTGCCCTACTTTGACTTTGATGTCATGAGTGAATCTAATTTCCCTCCTGAATTGTGTGATGACAGTGATTTCTACAAAGTTCTCAAGAACTTATGGGAACCAGTTGAAAACAAGAAGGATGTCTTATGTATGGATGAACTATCACAAATCAACTATAGGATGATATCTTCAAAGGACTCTAGTCTCTCTAAGTTGAGAAAGCTTGAGCACATGGAGTGCATGCTTCCAACACACTCTGAAAGGATGGTTGAAGATGTTAAATGGCTATCTGAGAATGTTGGTGATTCGATCATACATGATATTCCAAGATGGGGTACAAACACTGAATTGTCTAACCTGATAATTGACGCATGCATAGATCAATACAAAGACATCAACTTCTGCCCAAGATCGATTGTATTGAGCAAATACATTTCTGATTTATACCAAGAAATCCTTTTCAAAAGTAGAATTAAGTTAAAAGATAGAGAGGTGGTTGTGAGTGATGTCTGGAACACTAAGCTAATGATCTTCAATGGTCCACCATTGACTGGAAAGAGTACAACAAGATGGTTCAAAATTCTATACAGATCTAGAGATGGTAGCATGAAATCAACAGGTTATAGAAGTGTTAAATCAGAAAAACTGCCTTTCTTTTGCTCATTATACAACATGATGAGAGCCATGTTGGGTACTGAACTCCTGTCAGGGTACAGAAACAATAACTTAGAGTATGTCCTTGGACTAATACCCATGATAGCTATATGTAACAACAAGAGCTTAAATGATGCTATACTAAATGTAAGGTACCTTAGCTTGGGAATAACATCAGAGCGATGCAATGTGCATTCCATTTGGGAGAAAATGAGCATCCCAATCAGATATGGATATATAGCTCATATCTTTAAGAATATAGAAACAAATCTAAAAATCCTAAAAGCAGAGTGGATTGATGGTACCAGCCACATTAAGGGTGGAGATCCTGTCATTCTGACCAATAAAGTTGTTGACTCATCAATGACTGTAGAGCTGAGAATGAAACGGTTGCTTTGGGATGGTCATCATTTGAATCCTAAAAGCTATGTGAATGAATTTTATCTTGGTTATCTGTCTGATGTGTCTCCTGATAACAAACTGATGTCTCTCGTCAATGCAGTTAACAAGGTATCAGATATGGACTACAAATTTAAGCAAAAAGTCAGGTCAGTTGAGAATCATGATGTGTCTGTCCCCAATGAAAGTTATGAGTACAATCCAGACTTCATATATGAGTGTGCTCAACTTCTGAGGAGCACAATCAGAATGAACCCAAACAGGATTCGAGATGAGATTAAGAAGAAAATAGAATCATTGGACATTCTGGCCATTAGCAACTTCAGAGGATCCAGAGACATGAGCTCTGATGAGCCTGATACTTCATCTCTAAGCATAGAAGAAGTCCGCAAATTATACAATGAGTATAACACCACAAACTTGCATGATGTCGTTTGCAAGATAATGAGATCAGGTCACAGATTTACCATGAGAATTGCAGATAAGATTCAATATGGAGGGACTCGTGAGCTGATGGTGCAAGACATAAAAACTAAGTGTTGTAATGCTTATCTTGAACATATTGTTATGGTACTCTGTTCCCATGTGTCAGATGAGATGCTTAGCAAGCCTGGTAGGAAACAGCACAGACAGCTTTCCATGTCACTCCCTGTGGTCAATCAAAGCAAGGTGTCAAATGTGTACAACTACAATATGGACTGCTCTAAGTGGGGACCAAATATGGTTCCGACACAGTTCATTCCTTTGCTGACAGGATTTTCAGATTTGCTTGGTGATCAAATGGCATTATTAGAAGACATTCTTCTCAGAAATAGCAACAAGCTATTAATTATCCCAAGAAAAATACGAGAAATCTGGTCATCTGGTGATTTTGATCCTAACAGATTGCAACCTGAACAGAGACACCTCTATGATCACTGGACTGAAACAGGTAACCCTTGCATTGTGCAGAGATACAATATGGGTCAAGGTATTCTGCATAATACCTCCTCACTATTGCATGCTTCTGTTTGTGAGTATCAAAAGCAGCAAATACAGAGACACTTCCCACACACAATTGAGAATATTGTCTCATCTGATGATAGATACACAAGCATCAGAGGGCCAAAACTGCAGGACCATGAACTAGATAGAATAAGCTCTATATTAGAGGTAACTTATAACCTATGTAACATCAAAGTGAATTATGCTAAATCAAACATTAATCTTGTCATATCTGAGTTCAACTCTAACTTTGGTCTAGGCCAGACATACATGCCACCCAATTTGGTGTTTCTAAAACCATTATTTCTCTTTGATGTGAAGAGTTCTTACTGTGAGCTCATAAAGAATGCAGTCTCCAAAGCACAGGAGTATTCCAACAGAGGTTCTGATCTATGTCAGACATACTGGGCGTGGCTCTGTGCTGTCTTCAATATCATGAGATTCTTACCAACAGATAAGAGAAATTTCCTGCAGGATGATGATGTGCCAGAGTTGTATGGCATACCAAACATTGATCCATTCTCACTCAAGTTATCTGGAATCAATATAAAGTACGCACTCTTGGACA